CAACAAACTAACTCAGCATGCACAAGTCATTTTACAATCTCTTTTTCTTGTATTTAGAGTTGCAATCTAAACCTATCAGCTTGTCCACGCATAATGTATGTCATGGAGGTCATTATGGATTATAAACGCATAGCTTTCGACGGGCTTGACTTTACGAAAGACGTCAACAATAGGCTGTCCCTTATCATGCATAAAGCACTAGTGGGATCGGAACAAATATATTTATCACCAATTGCTAATGATGTAGATCCTCAAGATATACTTCTTTGGTGGGATGAGATATACAACGCCAATCACATATATCTAAATGATACTCTAATAGATCTTGACATGAGTAATCGTGACGCTTTCGGTCCTAGGTCGATCTCTGATCCCTGGGAGTCACGTAAGGACAACTTTCTCACTACTTTTGGTAGTGGTGTAACTGCAGTGGATTCCACGGATAAACCAATTCCGCCCATGGCTCCACTTGTAAACCTTAAGTTAAGGCCTATGTCGATGGAAGCTGCCATATCGTATATGAAAAATAACACTAATAGCGGACCCCCCCATTTGGCCAAGAAGGGGAAAGTTAAAGGTGCGATAGTAAAAGATTTCCAAGTTGAACTTTCAAAGAAGTATCCTTGTGTATTATTCACGAGGACGCAGGAGAAAAGAAAGACGCGTAGTGTTTGGGGCTTCCCTATGAGCGATACTCTCAACGAATACATGTTCTATCATCCTATTCTCCAGCTACATAGGAAATTACCATGGCGTGCAGCGTTGCGAACACCCCAAGACATAGACATATCAATGACGGAGTGCATTGACTCCTCTAGCTTGAATGGACTGTATAATCTAAGTATAGACTTCAAAAATTTTGACTATTCCGCTAAAAGCTATTTGCAGAGTATTGCCTTTAATTATTTCAAAGGAATGTATCAACCTGCTTATCATAGGAAAATGGATTACATAGCAGATCGTTTTCGGACTATAGGGATTATCACACCAGACGGTATATACGAGGGTGATCACGGAATACCCTCTGGTAGCGTTTTCACAAACGAGGCCGGATCAACGATTCAGCGAAGCATAGCTGTCAATTCACGTTTTAGAGGTAACATAGACGTAGCTCAGAGCCAGGGTGATGACGGCGCTTATTCCACTGGTAATCCGGATGGTTTGATGGATGACTTTGAACGTGCGGGTTTAATAGTTGGCAGACAGAAAAGTTACGTATCCAGTGACTTTATCATATATTTACAGATGTTGTACCATAAAGACTACCGTAGTTCTGATGGTATCATACATGGTATATATCCGGTCTATAGAGCTCTCTTACGGATTATATACCTCGAGAGGTTTGACGATTTTAGTTCCGTGGATATTTCAGGTAAAGATTATTTTGCTATACGCACTATATCAATACTAGAGAATTGTAAACACCATCCACTATTCCAGAAACTTGTAAAGTTCATATGGTCTTTGGATAAATATAAACTAAAAGTGAGCGACCGAGGCATTTCTGAATTTGTCAAGCTTAAAGAATTGCAAGAAGGTAAGGATGTTAAGTTTAGCAATTGGCTATACGGTGATGAG